GCCGGGAAAATTAACTAACACAATATGATATGGGATACCATATTACGTCTTCTGCGCGGCTTGGCGGGCTTACCGGCTTTGCAAACGCGATGGCAGTTCAGAGACGCATCGGTTCTGCTGATGACTCAGGCTATCGTACTCCTTTGTTTGGTGATACTGATCCTCTCACTGTTGCAAGTAAGTGGAAACGTCGAATAGTATCGAAGTCGTTTGCGGATTTGGAGATCGTTGAGGCCAAGAAAGTTGGTCCATACTTCAACCGCCCGTTTGATGAGTGGTCTAGTAACCTGGGAAATTACTATGTGCACGAACCTCATGATTACGATAACAAGTGGTGGGAGAACGATCCTGATATGCGGGACGCGATGATTGAGGAAATTACCGCACTCACTAAGTTAACCAAACGCAAAATCCGTCCCTTAAGTATACTTGAAGGATTCAGGATCAGTAGGAAAGGCACTAACCTTGGGTTCCCCTACGTTACGAGTACGTGGTCGGAACAGGTGATAGGGCACTATCTGAGGCGTGCTCAACTACTTCTTGAAGGAAAGGATCCCACTCTCTATCCATTCATCATGTTCAAACGGGTTCAACCGGGCGGACCTGATCGAGAGATGGCGAAGCAGAGACCTGTGTGGGGGTCAGATCATGCAGAAACCTTTGCAGGGATATCAGTTCTAAATCCTTTGTTGCGTGTGTTGTCTTTCAGTCAGGAGTTTTCGCACCTCCTAGGTATTGATAAACTTGAGCTGGTTTTGAAGGGTATCTTACCCCGCGCTCCATGGAAGTTCAGTCTAGATCTGGGTCAGGCTGACGCCACCTTCGGACCGAAATGGCTCTTGTTAGGTCTTGAGATAATGTCGCAACTTGTTGAGCTAGACGATAGATACCTTCGTTCTGTGTTCAACTATTATTCAAATGGCGACTTGCTAACGCCTAATGGTATATACAAGGGGATTCACGGTTTACCAAGTGGAGTAGCTTTCACTAACATCCTCGAAATCTTCGGATTTAGAACGATGGCACGATACGCATTTAAGAAAATGAACATCAAATGTACACACTATTTTCAAAATGGTGATGATGGTCTTTACTTAACATCTGAACCGTTCGAGCCGACAGATATGGCTGAGATATACCAACGTTATGGATTAGTTGTAAACCCTGACAAAAGTGGTATGAGCAGTGACGACGCTTCGTACTTACAAAGACACTTTAGAAGGATCCATGACTATCAAGCCGTTATGTCTACGAATCGGATGCTTGGACGCATACTCTATAGTGAGAGGGGCGTTGATGTTGCGAAAGTTGGTATGAGCGTTAGAGACTATTGGACGCTGAATACAATTATGAAGTTGGAAAATTGTAAACGGCATCCTGACTTCCATAAGTTTGTTGACTTTGTGAGAGCAGGGGACGTTGGCGGTTTGGATCCGTCGCCTATTTTAGGTCGAGACCCTGCAGACGCCGAAGGTTATTCTCCATTTGGCGATGGTGTCTATGGTAATTCTGGTTTACTCGATTTTGAGACAGTCAAGTACTTAATTAGAGGCAACCGCAAGTTTAGGGGCCTGCAGTCGGCTGGAAACCGTCCCAGAACATAACCTA